ATGGAATTACCAAAAGATCCAGTCATGCTTCTTAGCGTGATCAATACAGAACTCAGAGATAAATATCCATCGCTGGACGCACTATGCGAAGACCGCGAAATCACGAAAACATCTATTACAGATACGTTGAAAGGGATTGATTATGAATACGATAACATCAGGAATCAATTTGTCTGATCCTGCACCGCATAAGGAACCGGAAAGACAATATTATTTCATAGAAAAAGCGAAAGAATACGTAAGAAAAGAAGCAGAAGAAGCAGGAAGGCCGATGACTTTCTGCGTCACAACCTTTGGGTGTCAGATGCGCTCGGTAACAAAGAATTTGATATGTATGACGTCATAATCAATAACCCCCGTAAACTCAGTGCTTACGGGGTTGTTTTTATTTGTAGAGTAATGTGTGAGAAAGTCCATTGACGAACACAATTTCTACAATCTTGCGTTCTCTGACTACGATATGGTCAATTACAGAATTCATGAATTGTTTTAAGGATTCTTCATCAAGCGTGGCAAGTTCTTTGTAGTCAACAAATTCTCCACTGTTTATTTTATGCATCAACAGAAATTCAGATGCCGACTTAATAAATGCAACTTGATCTACATTGGTTGCAATTGGCGCGCTTAGTCCCTTAATTTCATTTTCAATCTTTACTCTGTCAGCTTCTAATGACGATTTCATTTCAAGAAATTCCTTTTCGTCCATTCCGTCATCACTAAAGAGATATACTTTTTTTAACCGTTCCATAGCACGATTTACTTTCTGTAACCTCTCATTCAGCTCAGATTGCTTGGAATCAACGTCAGTCTGTTGTTCTTTGGATAATGTTTCAGCAGACCATAGGGCGCTCTTAGAAGCGCTATAACCGGATATTAACTCCAATGTCTCTTGTAGACTGTCATTCGCAATCCCGGCTATATTTGAGAAGTTGATATGGGAGAGCAGTACTTGTTCTAGTGACCTAGTGTCTTTTATGAATTTCCTACTTTTAGATGCATCAACCATAGCAGCTATATAGTTAATCATAAACGGACCTATCTTCACATCACTGACGTTTAAGTTGTCGCAATGGTTCTTTTGATACTTTCCAGTACATGCGTAAGAGGATGGTCTGAATCCACTTCCTTTACGGCGGTCTTTTGCTGTTACTTGGTAGTTGACTCCACATTTTCCACAGACAATTAATCCGGCAAACACGTTACAGTTTTTACGAATTGTATGCATAGAGGATGTATTTAGTTTTAAAGTATTTTCATCCATGCGTTTGTTGACTAGTTCCCATATTCTAGGTTCTACCAATGGTGGAAATGCATTTTCAATGAAAACAACTTCTTCATTTGGTTTTTTGCGTCCCCTAGCGCTTTCTCTGTAATTATACCGATATGCTCCTTTATTTATTGGATTCCTCAAGAAGTCAGCAACAGTTTTGGACGTCCATTCGCCACCTCGCTTGGTTGGAATGTTATGTGCGTTATTGTAATCTCGAATTGAAACCGTTGAACCGCCATTGAGATACATTTCATACATAGCAATGGCGTACTGAGCTTCTTTCTTGGAATGCACAGGACATTGTTTTTCTTCATCCCAATCCCAGCCATACGGAACGCGCGCGCCATTCCATTGTCCGTTCTGTGCCCGACCAATCATAACGTCTGTGACACGCTCTGATGTGAGCTTACGCTCCAATTCTGCAAATACTAGGATAATCTTAAGGATAGCTTCGCCAATTGCGCTAGAGGTATCAAATTGCTCGTTCAGCGATATGAATGTTACGTTGTTGTATTTGAAATCATCATACATGAGAGAGAAGTCCACAAGATTTCGTGAGATTCGGTCAATCTTGTATACAATCACATGAGAGACTTGTCCTGACTTTACTTTTCCCATCATTCGTTCAAATGCCGGACGCTTTGTATTCTTACCGGACTTTCCGGCATCTTCGAATATTTCGATGCAATTCTTGTCAATGTGCAGTACGTGTTCGCAATATGCTTTCAGTTCTTTCTTCTGGAATGGGAGAGAGTCTTTATCTACTTGGTATCCGGTTGATACACGAACGTAGAGTGCTACGATTTTCTCATTTTGTTCTGTCATAAATATCATTCCTCCTTAGAAATGAGTATAAAAATAACAGCCAGCAAAGAACATTCGTTCCGCTTGCGTGACTGCCTGGAAGATGATAAACTAAATTTGCGGGATTTGGTATTATCTTCCAGATAGTGCCAATTGGCTCCGGTGTTGGTAGCATCGGGGCTTTTTAATTATTGGATATTAATTTCTTGTTGTTGCATTTGCTGTTTTGTCATATCTTGATTAAAAGCATTGGCATCATTAACTCTTATTTTTACCGGTGATGTCCAATCGGTTAATTCTAATATCTGAGCCACTTTTACGGTGCTACCACTAGGAATCTGATTAACAATGTTATCTATACATTCGTCAATTTCATCGTTGTAAATATTGTAAGTATATAAATTAATTACTTCATCGTTTTGAAGCGCGATAAAATTGAAGAAAGATGATACTGAACATTCTTCTGATGAATTATTGGTGAAATCAAAATAAACAAGTAAAATCTGTTCTCCAGTATCTTTTGTGTATTTTTCAATGTGATCATATGCGATAGTCTTATCTTCATAAGTCATATTAATTTTATCTACAATAGTATATCCAAGCTCTTTTCCCTCTTCATCACCATATTTCTCCATCCATTCAGCTTGAGATAATTCATCATCTGGTTTTTCTGAATCACTGTTGTTTTCTGATTTATTCTTTTCTTCTTCCTGTGCTGTTGAGACATTTTGAGATTCTTTTTCATTGGTGGAATTATTTTTCTGACATCCAATTAAAGATGCAGCCATACTTAATCCTATTATTGATATTAATAACTTCTTTTTCATAGTATATCCTTTCTGAATATTGGGTAAGTTTAAGTAATTTTATATAAACGCTTTCGCGATTATATTTGTACTAAATAGATTTAAAACGTCTGCAATAATCTGTTGCAATAAATAAACCGATATATCCTTTTTCATACACGACATTCATAAATACATCTGTTCTGAATGCAATGGATAGTTCCGTTTGCAAATTGCATACAGCATCCTTTTTAACGCCTGGAATAGGAACTAAACAATATATAACATAAGTTCTTGTCATACGAATATCTGCTATTCGCACAGCGACATCGTAATATTT